TCAGGACTTCATCTGATGGGCATCGAGGACGTGCGATCCCGGGTGGCCGAGAGCATCCACGAGGTGTTCTCGGTTCCGGCGATTCACATCTCCGGGGGATCGGGCGGACCCGAGGCGAGCACGACCGTCCGGCGTTACGAGGAACCCACCCGGATGGGTTCTCTTTCCGGGTTCTCCGGCCCTGCCGAAGTGATCGAGACCAACCCCGAGATCGTTCTTCCGGCCGGGGATGTAACCCCTTCCAGGGGTGATCTCGTCGTTGTTTCAGCTTCCGAAGGGTATCGTGTCGAGGTCGTTTTCCCGAAGGTCGGGATTATGGTAAAGTGCCAGGCGACGAGGCTCAAGGCATCCGAACTTGCCGGACTCCCGACACCCTGAGGTGAGAGGCCATGGCCACCCGAACGACTGGACAGGGGCTCTCGATCCGGACGACCGTCGAAGGTCTCGGGGACATCGACTTCTCGGACGCCCCGAAGCGCATCCGCCGTAATGCCGCGCGGGCGATCAACCGGACGACGCAGAAGGTCCGGACGGATTCTTCACGCGAGATGCGTCAGCAGGTGGCCTTCCCGGCGCGGTTCCTCTCGGGGCGGCAGGGCCGGCTCTTCATCGACCAGAAAGCCACCCCCGACAGGCTCGAATCCTTCATTCGGGGTCGGTTTCGGCCGACCCAGCTTTCTCGCTTCCTGAAAGGCTCCCGAACCCCGGGCCGCAAGGCTCCGAGGGTCGAGGTCGAGCCCGGGAACGTCCAGAAGATGGAGAGGGGCTTTCTTCTCCCCCTCCGGAACGGGAATATCGGCCTCGCTATTCGTCTCCGCCCCGGTGAGCGGATCGAGAACAAGAAGCAGATGGTGCAGATAAGCGGAAACATCTACATCCTCTACGGGCCGTCCGTTGACCAGGTGTTCCGGACGGTTGCCGATGACGCCGCCCTTCCCGCGGCCCGGCTTCTCGAAGAAGAGTTTCTCCGCTTGCAGGATGTGTTCTGATGGACCCGTTTCGTCTCAAGGTTCTGAAAGCTCTCACGGATGTCCTCCTCGGGGTTACTCCGGCGAACGGTTTTCAGCATGATCTCACCGGGCGCGTTTTTCGGGGCCGGCAGGTCTTCGGGGCGGACGATCCCATTCCGATGGTCTCCATCCTGGAGCCGGCCGACATGAACATCGAGGTCGAACGCCCCAATCTCGGGGGAGCTTTCCACGCGAAGCACGATCTCCTGATCCAGGGCTTCGCTGAGGACGATCATGACAATCCGACCGATCCGGCATATCAGCTTCTGGCGGATGTCCAGAAGGCGATTGCACAGGAGAACCGACGAGGTGACAGTTACGACGTTCTCGGCTTCGGGGGCCGCGTGAAGCCGATGAAGGTAGGGCAGCCTGTCGTCCGCCCCCCGGATGGCAGTGTCGCGGATACGGCGTTCTTCTGGCTGATGGTCAGCCTGGATTACGCCGAGAATCATCTCGATCCGTTTGCCTGACGGTCGGGATTGAGGTATAGGGTCAGGCAGGCGCTTCGGGCGCGAGACAAGGAGAGAGCCGATGGCGGAACAGAGCAATTACGTTCTCGGGCGAGGGAAGATTTACTTCGATACCTTCGCTCCGGGGACGACCAACCTCACCGGGGAGCGGTTCATCGGAAACGCCCCGGAGTTCAATCTGACGGTCGAGACGGAGAGACTCGAGCACTTCAAGTCGACCGAGGGGCTTCGCATCCGGGACCGCAACGTGACGACGCAGGTGACGTATTCGGGCGCCGTGACGGCGGACGACATTCAGCGCGAGAACCTCGCCGCGTTCTTCCTCGGGGAGACGAGCACTCGTTCGGTGTCGAGTGATACGGGCGTTACCGAGACATTCAACGGCGTCAAGACCGGCCGAACCTACCAGATCGGGCGGGATGCGTCGAACATCGCTGGTCTCCGTGACGTGACGGTCCAGACTGTCGAGCAGAGCGGCGGGGGCACATCCCATTCGGCCGGCACCGACTACGAGGTGGATTCGACCACGGGCCGGATCACCATCCTCGAAGGAGGCGGCATCTCGGACGGCGATGACATCGACGTCACCTACGACGTCGCGGCCTATTCGATCTACGAGACGATCTCCAAGGCGAACGTGGTCGAGGGCGCCGTCCGGTTCATCTCGGCCAACGGGATCGGAGAGCAGATGGACTACTTCATCCCCCGGACGCTGATCCGCCCGAATGGCGACTTCTCGCTGATCGGGGAGGAGTGGCAGCAGGTCGGATTCTCGCTCGACATCGGGAAGCTCAACGATTCGACGCCCGAGGTGCTGGTCAACGGCCGGCCGTTCACGCCGTGATGAGGGGGAAGCATGGCACTTTCTGATTACCGACCTCCTCGGAAGACGGTCGAGTTCCCGGGCGGTGAAGTTTCCGTCCGGGGGCTTTCGACGGGAGATATCGCGGCCCTCCGCTACCGCAATCCGGATTCCTCCAACCGGGTTTTCAGGGCCGTCATGGACGCAGCCGGGTCCGATGAAGGGAGTCCCGATCTGATCGACGTTCTCCTGAACGATGCCTTTGTCCTCGTGAGCGAGTGCATCGCTCTCGTTTCCGACGAAGGGGACATCGACAACGCTCATCACGCCCGAGACCTCCCGTTCGGTGTCCTCACGGACATCGTTTCCGCGATCATCGAGATGACCACCCGGAACGAGGGCGGCGTGGAAAAGCTCAAGGGGCTCTTCGTTCAGATGGCGCGCGGAATGAACGAGGAGGGCACCGAGGCCCTGGACGGGGAGCCCCTGAGAACCTAGACGAATGGTTGGTCCGCCTCGAAGAGACGGTCAGCTTTCTCATGGCGGAAGGGCACCCCGGCGCCCGGGGTTACGATCTCCCGTTCCTCGTGTTCCAGTCCCGGATCGCGAGGAAGCGCGTCAACAGGAGGCTTGCGGATGAAGCCGTGATGATTAGTCTGGCGGCGGGCTCGCTCATGTCCAAGAAGACCGGGCGGGAGTTCCAGAAGCAGATCAAGGCCCTCCGGGAGGATGACTGATGGCTCGCCGTGACGTGGAACTGGTGATCCGGGCGAGGCAACAAGCCTCGGCCGCGATCGAGCAGGTCAACACGGCGCTGGATGAACTCCGGAAGGGGCAGCGCGAGATCATCGGGACGTCCGACCAGTTCGGGCGTTCCGTCTCCCGGAGTTTCCAGCAAGCCGGATCAGGCGCGGCCGGGATCGGCCAGAGGTTCAAGGCGGCCGGCGACAAGATCGAGGGCGCTCAGAAGGCGATCCGGGAATCCGTCGATCGCGCCGAGAAGTCCCTCAATGAGCAGCAGCAGGAACTCGCTCAGACAGAGGCTCGCTATCGGGCCATCCGGGATCAGGTAAACGGCGCCAAGGCCGCCCTCGATTCCTTCCGGAGAAGCGGACAGGCGGCGCGCGGTGCGACCGATCAGCTCGATCTCGATGCCCGGCAGGCCCGTGGCGCCGGTGGCCTCGGCCGCGAGCCCCTGCGTTCCGATGTCGACCAGAAACAGATCGAGCGAACGCTCAAGAGCCTTCAACGGGAACTCGACCGGACGGATCGCCAACTGAGCGAGCAGCGGGAGGCTGTCCGGACGACCAGCGATGAGTATAACCGCCTCGCCCGGACGGCCGCCGTGGCGGATTCCGCCCTCGGTGACGCTGACGGCATACAGCGACAGCGCGAAGACCTCGCGAAGCTTTCCCGGGCGTTCAACGAAGCGCGAGAGGCTTCCCGGCGGCAGCGCGCGGAACGGCAAGCGGCACGCGAAGCCAACGACCGGGCGACCGCTGCCCTCCGGCGGACTTTCCGGGGGCAGACGGAGTTCCGCCAGTCTCTCCGGGCTACCGTTCAGGCGCTTCGTGGCGGCCGTCGTCAGGTCCGCGGGTGGTCGGAGGACATCCGGAGGGCCACGTCGGCCCAGGGCAGGTTCCGGCTCGTCATGCAGCAGTTCACCGGCGATGGCCGGCGTGCGCTGAACCTTATCCAGCGCCTTCGAGGTGAAGTGCTGTCGCTCACCGCGTCCTACGTCGGCTTCTTCGCCCTGTTCCAGACCTCACGGGGTTTCTTCGAAGCGTTCTCGACGCTCCAGGCGGCGCAGAACCGATTTGCCGCGGCGTTTGAGGGTAACACGGCGCGAGTCTCCGCCGAAATCGCTTTTCTGACGAAAGAGGCCAACCGGCTCGGGATCGAGTTCGGCGTGCTCTCCGAGAACTTCTCGAAGTTCCTGATCTCGGGCCAGCAGGCGGGCCTCGAAGCGCAGGAGCTGCGCACGATCTTCACTCAGGTGACGGAGGCGGCCCGCGTCCTCCGCCTGTCCAATGAGCAGATCAACGGCGTCCTGACAGCTCTCAGCCAGATCGCGGGCAAGGGCACTCTCCAAATGGAGGAGCTCCGGCAGCAGCTCGGGGATCGGCTGCCCGGCGCGGTGGGCCTCCTCGCGGAGGAACTCGGCTTTGCCGAGGACGAACTCGATCAGTTCTACGATCAGGTCGAGGCGGGCAATATCCGGGCCGAGGAAAGCCTCATCGCCCTCGGGAGTGCCCTTGAGAAGAACTTTAGCGGGGCGCTCCCCCGGGCGCTCGAATCCGTTTCGGCCGAGGTTGGCCGGCTGCAAGACACGCTCTTCCAGCGCCGGCTCGACGCCGCGCAAAGCGGTTTCATCAACGGGCTCCAGGTTGCCATCGACGCACTGAACGAGTTCCTCAACAGCGAGGACGGGATCGAGTTCTTCCGTTCGCTCGGGGCGGCGTTCGGCCGGGCCGCGAGTTCGATCACGGTCTTTCTCGACAATTTCGATCTGGTCCTGAAAAGCATCCAGACGCTGGTCGCCATCAAGAGCGGACAGATAGCCGGCGCTTTCGTCGCTTCGATCGCGCAGATGATAGGCGGGACGCGCCGGTTCCGGGTGATCCTCAGGGCCACGCGGATCGAGCTTGCGGCCACGAGCACCTGGTTCCGCCGCGCGGGCGGGGCGGCTCGTGTTGCCGCGGCCGGAATCGGCGTCCTGAACGCGGCTGCCTTTGGAGCCCGGGCGGCCGTCAAGGCACTTTTCGCGTCGATCGGGGGCCTCGTCGGACTGGCCGCTTCCTTCGGGTCGTTCTTCCTGATCAATCAGTTGACCGAGGTCGAGGATTCGGCTGTCAGCGCGACCTCGGCGCTCCAGGATCACGCGGATACCCTCGGGAAGGTTCAGGCGGCCTATCTCGCGACGAAGAACAGCATGGAGGACTTCCGCTCCGAACTCGAAGAAGGAACGGAGGCTTCCGTTCGGGCGAATATCGAGGCGCTCGAAAGGGCGCGTCGAGACCTTTCCGGGGGCTTCTCGGGGGATACCGAGGATGGTCTTCTCGGTTTTATCCAGGGGGACACGCAGCTTAACAACCTGGAGAAACTCACGGCGGCTACCCTGGAGGCCGAGGGTCGCCTCACCGAGGTTCAGCAGCGGGCCCGGGATTCCTTCCGGGAGGTCTCGCGACAGTTCCGCGCCGGCGAAGTTTCATCCGAGGACTTCCTCGCTTCCCTTGATCGCGTTTCGGGGGCTTTCGACGATGACCTTTTCACCGACGCCTTCGGTTCCGGCATCAGCAGCCGAATCAGTGAACTGAGGGAGTTGGAGACCGCTCTCGCGGAAGCCCGGGCACAGCTTCGCCTTATCGAGGGAGAAGCGACGCAGGCGGACCTTGAGCTTCTCGGGGTTGAAGGCATCTCCGATACAGCCGGTGCTTTCGAAAAGGCCGCCGAAGCCAGTTCCCGGTTCAACGAGGCCCTCTCCGACCTTCGATCCAACATCTCGGACCAGAGCGAGGAGGAAGACCTCAAGGCCAAGGTCGACGAGATCGAGTCGTCCTACCAGAATGTCCTTCGGACCATCCGGCAGATTCCCAATGCGACGGCCCGTGCGGCGGCCGCGCAAGATGCCTTCATCGCGAAGAGCGAGGCCCTGACGGACCTCTTCGAGGGGACGCTATCGGATTTCAAGGGAGGAAATCTCGTCACGGTCACGGAGGAGCTTCTCAAGGAGTTCGAGAGCTTCCAGCCGACCGCCAAGTTCGACGTGAACGCCTTCCGGCTCGGCTTCGGGTCCGACACCAAGACGCTCGCGGACGGGACGTTCGTCGAGGTGGCCGAGGGGATGCGCGTTACGGTCGAGCAGGCGCTCCGAGACCTCCGCCGCCGGCTGACAACCGAGTTCATCCCCCAGGCCCAGAAGAAGGTCGGCCCGGACGCCTTCGCGAAGCTGAATACGCAGCAGCAGGCCGCCATCGTCAGCCTGATCTACAACTTCGGCGCCGGAAACTTTCCGGATTCCGTGGCCTCGGCCGTGCAAGGCTTTGCGTCTGGTAACGTATCCGAGGATGCGGTCGCGGCGACGATCCGGGATGCCGGGAGCAACCCGAACCTCCAAACCCGCCGGAACAAGGAGGCGGCGCTGTTCGCGTCCGACATCGGACAGGAGCAGGCCATCGAGGCGGCGGAGGAACGTCTCGCGGCCGAGGAGGAGATCAGCAGCGAGATCGACGCTCGCCTCGACAAGGCCCGGTTCGAGGCCGCGGTCGCGGACGAGGGGATTATCAAGCAGGCTCAGGCCAAGGCGCTTCGGGAGGCACGCCTCAAGGCGCAGGAAGAGGGCGTCGAACTCAGTCAGGCGGAGATCGAGAAGATCAAGGAGGCCGTCCGCCTTGAGAAGCAGGAGGAAGCCCAGCAGGAGGCGATCAACCGGAAGAAGGAAGAAGCCGCCGAACTCGAAGAGCGGGTCAACCTCCTTCAACAGCGCAGGGCTTCCCTTGTCGACCAACGTGATGCCGCTGCCGAAAGTGGCGATCTCGCTGCGGCCGAACGGATCGGCTCGGAGATCAATTCCGTTGAGCAGGAACTCCGCGCTGCCGTGAACGAGGCCATCCGCTTCTGGGAGGCTTTCGGCGGCGAGGGCTCCGAGCAGGCGATTCTCCGGCTCAAGGATGTCCAGCGGGAGATCAACCGGACGACCGATGAGGCGGCGACGACCGGGCGCCAGATCAACGAACTGATCGGGCAGAGCCTCACGAACGCCTTTTCCAGTTTCGCCCAGGCCATCGGGGAAGGGAAATCGGTCGTCGAATCCTTCTTCGGCGCGCTGCAACAAGCGATAAGCGACACCCTGATCCGGATCGGGGAGCTTATCATCGAAGCAGCGGTCATGAACGCGCTTTTCGGGGACAGCATCAACGGCCAGGGTGGTATCGGGGGCGTCGTATCCTCTTTCATCAACTCCATCGTGGCCCACGAAGGGGCTGTCGTAGGGGAGGGGAATGCTCCTTCGCGCGCGGTCCCGGTCGCAGCGTTCGCCAACGCGATCCGGTATCACGACGGGGGTGGCCCGGGACTCCGGTCGAACGAGGTTGCCGCGGTCCTCGAACGGGGCGAGGAGGTTCTCCCGGCCGATGATCCGAGACACCGGAACAATCAGGGAGGTTCCGCTGCCGCGAACGTGAAGGTCGTGAACGCGGTCGACGGGACGGATGCTCTCGATCAAGCCCTTGCAACCCCCGAAGGACAGCAGGTCATCATGAACTTCATGCGCCGCAACCGGGATGCCGTGAAGGGAGCCCTTGGATGACGACTCCTCCTGTGCGCACGGGGCGGGTGTTCATGGCTGACCCCGATTGGTCGTCGAACGTTCGCATGACGCTCGGCTACCGGACGCAGGTCATCCGGTCGGCAGAGGGGAACGAGATGCGGGACGCTCTTCGCGTCCGCCCCCGGGAGGTCTACAGCATCCCGGTCTCCGAGATCGGGCTTTCGGCCGAACGTCTCCTCGCGGACGCCATGGGGTCGTCCCTTGACGCGACGTTCGACATGGGGCTGTCGTGGCGCAGTGTCGCCCTCGACCAGAACGCGGGGCAGGGGGACTCCACGATCGAGGTTGCCACCCCGCACCCCGTGTGGCTGGTTGCAGGGCAGTGCCTCCTGTTCGCTTCCGAGCCCATGGAGGCGGCCACGGTCTCGAATGTTAGCGGGACGACCATCACGCTGTCCTCGACTCTTTCGGATGCTCACCCGGCCGGCTCGAAGGTTCACCTGGCCCGGAAGGTGTGGTTCTCGACGGATCAGCAGATCAGACGCCCTACGGATTCGATCACGACGGGAGATATCGAGGTCGAGATGATTCCCGGGACCGGGGCGACGGCCGTCAAGGCTCTCTCGCCGCCCTCGTTCGAGGGTGATGACGTGTTCTTCATTCGTCCCGATTGGCGTGATTTCCCTCAACTCAACCTGACGAGCACGAGGGACCGCATGGATTCGGGCCGCGGGGAAGCGTTCATCCGCAACCCGGCCGACTTCCCGGAGTTCGGCCTCCGCTATTCGACTGTCATGTTCGACCGGGACAGCCTCACCGATCTCGTGTCGATCTTCGATCGTCTCCGGGGGCGTCGTGGCTGTTTTCGGATGCCGACGTGGCAATCCCATCTCGTGACCCCGGCCGGAGCGTCGCAGGGGTCGACGAGCATCACGTTCGTGGGGGAGGATGTAGCACTCATGTCCGGGAACCGGGTGTTGAACGTCGTCTATCACGAGTGGCCGGACGGAAGCTATCAGTTCAACCGGGTCTCCACCCTCTCGGTATCCTCGGGCTCCACGGATGCCGTCATGGTCGATCCGTGGTCGGCCCCCATCCCGTCCGGGGGACGCTTGTCGTGGGCGCCCTTGTGGCGTTTCCAGGCGGACAGCTTGCTCGTCGAGCTTCTGTCGGATAGTCTGTCACGGGCGCGAATCAGCCTCGTGGCACTTCCGAAGGACGCTCCCTGATGGCGATCAGCGACTACGAAGAGAGCGAGAAATCCGGCCAGCCGGTATTCCTGTTCGAGTTCATCTATGGCCCGGACGCCGGAGACGTGATCCGATTCTCGGATTCGACCGAGGAGGTCGTCCACGACGGGAAGGCTTACACACCGGAGCCGATCGAGAAGGGCGCCATCAAGACGGAGGGCCGCCCCGGAACCGATGAACTCACGATCCGGGTGCCGAGAAGCTCGCCTCTCGCGGCGATCTTCAACACTTACCCGCCGATCCAGCCGGTCACTCTCACGATCAGGCAGGGGCATATCCCGAACCCCGGAGACCCGTCCGGGTGGGCCTCGGGGAACAACTTCCCGGTGACATGGACCGGGACCATCACGGAGTCGAGCCGCTCCGGGGCCGTCATGGAACTCTCCGGGGAGGCCATCAGCGTTTCAATGCGCCGCCCGGGCCTCCGGAAGAACTACCAGCGCATGTGCCCGCTCAGGCTCTACGGCTCCCGGTGCCTGGCGAGCAAGGCGGCCGCGACGACAACGGCTACACTCGCTTCTTCTCCCGGCGCGACGGACATCCAGCTCTCGACTCCCTGGCTTCCCGGGGGGATCACGGACGTCAACAAGTATGTCGGAGGACTCGTCGAGTGGGCGGTCGGCTCGGGGGCCGAGGTTCGGACGATCCTGCGCGTCTCCAACGGCGATACGCTTTATCTTTCGGGGCCTGTCAGGAACCTGTCGAACGGGGACCAGGTGAGCGTGATCCTCGGTTGCGCGCACGACATCGACGATTGCGAGAATCTGCACGCGAACATCCAGAACTTCGGCGGGCAGCCCTTCATCCCCACCGAGAACCCGGTCAACCGGAACACGCACATCTGAGGGGGGCGTCGGCATGGCTTTCAATCTTACCGGAATCCTTGTCGGGCTGGCCTTCCAGATTCTTGGCTATCTTCTCGCGCCTCGCCCGGAGGGGCAGGAGCCTCCGTCGAAGGGTGACGTGGAGACGCCGACCGCAGAGCGCGGAAAGCCGATCCCGGTCGTCTTCGGATCGGTCACGATCATGTCCCCGAACAACATCGGCATGTGGGATAAGGCGGTCTCCGAGCGGGAGAAGGGCAAGAAATGACGGGAGAGCCGAGGGTTACGGTTGACGACTGCCGGACATCCAGGTTCTGCCTCCGGGGCGTCCGTTCACACTGTTCCGCCCTCGGGCTGGACTTTCGTCGTCTCGTCCGCGAGGGTCTTCCCGTCTCGGAACTTGACGGAATAGACGATGAACTCGTCCGTCAGTGCGTGAGGAACGCCCGGGCGAGATGCGGGGTGCCCGATGGGTAAGAGCGGCGGAAGCGTCTACGACATCCTGTTGTCGATCGACTACGGCATCTGCCATGGTCCGGTCGACCGGCTGAACCGCATCCGGGTCAAGGAAGAGCGGGTCTATTGCGGCGACGAGTCGACGCGGGTCGACATCCCGGTCAATCAGCCCGAGCTTTTCGGGGGTGACAGTGCCGAAGGTGGTGTCGTCGGGACGATCGAGTTCTACCCGGGCGATTTCTCGCAGGTCGCTTCGGACCAGCTCGCCACCCGGGCCGAGAGGACCGTCTCGTCAATGCCCGGATACAAGGGGCTTTGCCACGCCTTCTTTCGCGGGAACGGCTCGGCGGGGTCCGGGATCGGGTTCCGTTGGCAGACCAATAACCCTTACATGCCCGGGACGGACTTCTCGGTCTCCCGGATGCCGCAACTCCCCGGCTCCGGTTATGCGGAAATCTGGCCTCCGACCGAGGTGGACGATGACGGGAACTTCGTTTCTGACATTCCGGCCATCCTCGGGAACGTGAATCATTCCGTCGTGTATAGCCTGGAATATGACAATCAGACAAGCTATTTCGGATTCGATCTTATTCAGCAGGGTTTTTCCGCAAACAATCTCGATTTCGATGGTGCCGTCGAGTTCGGGAAAGTTTTCATCGAGATGAGAACTCAGGGTTATATCGGGGATAATCTCGCCGTCGGTTTCTGGGCGTATCAGATAGAGAACGCTTCCGGGGCTAATGTCCACGCTGATTCCGGAGGTGTGGCGTCAGAAGATTACACTACCGTGGAAGGGAATGAATACGTCTATCACATGGAGTTTCCCTCCGTTACAAACAATCCTGGTAGCTTCGGTCCAGACGATCCCAGGTTTTTCGAGATATTCTATACGTTCTTCATCGGGACGGCGACGACGGCGACGGTCAGCTATTCCATAAAACAAAAGGAAGTCCTGCCCGGGCATTGCGATCCCGAAGACACTCTCGGGCCTCTTCCGGACGCCAACCCGGCTCATATCATTTACGAGATTCTGACGAACGCCGATTGGGGTAAGGGAGAAGACCCCGCCAACATCGACGAATCGACCTTTGTAGCGGCGGCGCAGACCCTGCACGGGGAGTGGTTCGGGCTCTCCTTTGAATGGTCCCGACAGACGAAGATCGAGGATTTCATCTCGGAGGTTCTCGATCACATCCAGGCGATGCTCTTCGTCGACCCCGAGACCGGGAAGTGGACACTCAAACTCCTTCGGGACGATTACAGCACGGCCGGCATGAGGGAGATCAATCCGGGCAACGCGACGATCGAGAACGCAAAGAGAACGTCATGGGGGAACACGATCAACGAGATCATCGTCGCCTACACCGATCCCGAGAACGAGAAGGACGCGACTGTCTCCGTGCAGGACTTGGCCGCCGTTTCGATCCAGGGCGGGATCGTCTCCGAGAAGCGGGCCTACCGCGGCGTCCGGAACGAGTTCCTCGCGAAGAAAATCGCTGATCGGGATGTAAGGCAGTCCAGCTTTCCGAAGTTCGCGGCCACGATCTACGTGGACCGGGCCGAGTGGAACATCCGCCCCGGGGACGTTCGCCCGTTCTCGTGGCCCGAAGACGGCATCGGCAGCATGATCATCCGGATCATGTCGGTCGATTACGGCGGCATCTCGGATCGCCGGATCAAGCTGGAAGTGATGGAGGACTTCTTCGCGCTCGACCAGACAACCTTCGTCGAGCCGCAGAAGCCCGAGTGGCAGAACCCGAACTCCCTTCCGCAGCCTCTCAGCGCGCAGGTCCGGATGGGCGTGCCGATGCCCCTTCTTCTCCGGAACGGTCGGACGGTCTCCGAGGTCGACGCCCTCGACCCCGAGATGTTCGTCATGTTCGCCGGGACTCACGATAGCGTCTATGTCACGGACATCGAAGCGCACACGTCCATCCCTGATGGCGCCGGCGGGACGAAGACAGGAGCGGTGACGGTCTTTTCGCCCAGCCGGACAGGCTTCCTTCCGGCCGCCCTCGTCCCCGAGGCCACGAGCACCCTCCCGGGCAGCCTGATCGAGGCTGTCACCCTCGGGCAGGCAGCGGTCGGCTTCCTCCTTCTCCTCGGGGAGGTGGAAGCGACGCACGAGTTCCTTGTTCTGTGGTCTTACGACTCGAACGCGGACGAGTGGACCGTGGCCCGGGGCGTCTATGATACCCTCCCCCTCGACTGGCCCTCCGGGCAACGCTTGTGGCCGGCCCCCCTCGGGCAGACCCGGGCGGACCCCACGCCGCGCCCCGAAGGGAACGGGATCATCTACCGTCTTCTCCCCCGGATGTCGGGAGGCAGGCTCGACTACGCCGAGGCGTCGGACTCCCCGATCACCCCCTCCGGGCGGCCGTTCCGGCCGTTCCGACCCGCCGACTGTCAGATCGAGAGCAACGGCTTCGGGAAGATCGACCTTGATTCGGTTCCCGCGACGGTCAACGTGAGTTGGGCGAACCGGAACCGGACGACCGAGGACCAACAGGCCCGGTTGTGGACAGACGGGAACGTCACCCCCGAGAGCGGGCAGACGACGACGCTCGAAATCGTGGACTATAACGGGGTCGTTCAGCACACCGCCTCCGGTCTCACGGGGACCAGCCATGCCTTTTCGCAGGGGGATTTCGCGAGCGCTCCCCTCGGGACGATCCGGTTCGTGGCCGTCAATTCGGGCGGAGACAGGTCTCTCTTCAACGCCGAGCGGGAGTTCGACTTCGTGAAACCCGGCTACGGGAACGGCTACGGTTTCACCTACGGGAACTAGACTCCCGTCCCCCCTTGATGTAGCTTCTCGATCGAGATTCAGGGAACCGAGACATGGCAGCATCCACAAGCATCGAGAGCGTCGGCCCGGACTGGTCCCTCGTCCATACCGGCGCCGGGAGCGTCCTGATCCAGCTTCTGGAACCGGATTCGGAGACGGAGGTCTACCTCGGGGACGGGAACACGACCCCGACCAACACGACGACCCGGCAAGGGGTGGTCCTGTGGGATCAGAACCCCTTCATCGCGATCGGCGGGCTGCAAGCCGCCGACGAGGTGTATGTCAGGAACCTCCTCGGCGGCGGGGGCTCACCCGAGGTCGTCGTGATGGCGAGCGGAAGCTGATGCTGTTCGGGGGTGGTTTGATATACCTCCTGAGTCCTCCCGGGCGATCCGGGAGCTTCCTCCGTATCGGGATGACAGTTCCGTCCGGGTCGAGCGGCTACGGGCTCAATTACGGCGCCAACTACGGCGGATGATGGAGATCGACGATGGCAGGACAGACAATTCCCGGTGCCGGGCTCACGGGCTTCTGGGGCGCCGGATTCAATGGTTGGGGCGGCGACAACGATTCCAACCTGGAGCTTCTCTCGGTCCTTGCGGGGGCGAATGCGAAGTCCCGGACGACCTCCCTGCCCGGCTCCCCGAACAGCGGTGACATTTACATCGTCCCCTCGGGCGCCGGGTCGAATCCGAACGACATCGCCGTGTATGACTCCCCGGGTAATGCGGGCGCGTGGAGCTACTTCACGCCGCAGAAGGGGTGGACTTTCTGGATCGACGACGAATCGGCCTTCTATTCCTGGGATGGCTCGTCCTGGTCGAAGACCGTGGCGCCGGAAACCTCGGTTTCGGACGGCGGTTCCCAGGTTCTCGCCGCGCCGACCGACATCAACTTCGCCGGCTCGGGCGTCTCCGTTGCGGATGATGCCGACGGGACGGTCACTGTCACTGTCCCGGGGGGTTCGGGCGTCTCTCAATCCGAGAAAACCTCCGGCCATACCCTGACGGACAGCGACCTCGGCGGGGGCGTCCTGATCCGAATGAACCTGTCCTCGGCCGGCAGCGTGACCGTGCCCTCGGGACTGACCGGAACCGAGCCCGTGACGGTGATCCAGACCGGCAGCGGGCAGGTGGACTTCTCGGCCGGGACGGGCGTGACCATCAACGCGGCGGACGGCAACCTCAAGACGCGCGTGCAATACAGTTCGGCCACCCTGGTCCCGGACGCCGGGGCGGCGGACAGCTACTACCTCGTCGGAGACCTCGCGGCATGATGCAGCTTCTTCTCGGGTCTGTCTCCGCGTCCGCGCTCTCCTCGGGGGGCGGCGGAGGCGGAGGCACAATCGGCGTCCAGTTCGACGCGGCCAAGGCCGGGTCCGGCCATACGCTCTCCAACGACGACCGCACCCTGATCAACACGAGCGGCGGGACGGACTACCGCCGCTGGGTTCCGGCGACGAAGAAGCTGCCCGGCAATCACCTGACGCCCTTCTACTGGGAGTTCGAGTGCAACCCGGCGGGGCCGAGCCAGTTCAACGGCTACCACGGCGTCGTCGAGCAGGCGCAGCTCGATGATCCGAGCCGGACATACGACAGCGGCAACAACCCCATTTCTCACGGCTCGATCTGCTACCAGGGAAACGGGGCCGTCTGGGGCAACAGCTCCTCGAACCTCGGCTCCTACACCGCCTATGGCGCGGGCGACGTGGTGATGATCGCGTTCGACCCGGTGAGCGGCGGGCTCTGGATCGGCCTGAACGGGACATG